ACGTTAATAAAGTGATTATTGAAATCATCGCGATTGTGTGGTAATGCGTTGTATTTATGTAAGGCAATCAACTTTTCAGAAACAGAAATGCTGTTTTGATCTAATATGGAAACAACGTTCTGTATGAAGTCTTCATTGGTTACATTACCTTGTTCATCGTATTGAACGCCTTTATAACTTTGGAACATTTTACCTGTTCCATAACCACCGGAAATGGTATTGTCAGATTTAGGGTTGGGCTTCTTCTTCTGAGTTTTTGCATTAGATTTGGGTTTGTCCGATTCTTTTTTGGTTCCCTTTCCGACTCCTTTTCCTACACCTTTCTCTTTTTTTGTATCGGTCCCGTGTTTATTAACAAATCCAAATGGATTGCGTGTGATTCGTAATACATTGCGTGAATATTCAACGAAATCGTGGATGGTCATATCGTGTTTATCAAACAAGTTCAGAATGGTTGCTGTGGTTAATTTTTTGGTAGTGGTGGATTTTAATGGAATTTCCCACGTATAAATGTATCCACGCAGCATATTGAATAAAATACCTATTTCATTGGGGTAGTTGATAATGGGTGTGCCAGATAAGAATACAATACGTACATTTTGGGCGGACATTAAAAAGTCGTATAGTTGATAAGAAATCGATTTCTTTTGTTTGAGCTTGTTGACAATGCGACTTACAAAGTTATGTGCCTCATCGACAATAACAACTGCATTGTCAAAAGGATTTTTATTTCCTTCTGTTAAACGGTCAAATGACTTCTTAGTGAGACCATTATAATTGATCGATTTATATTTATGACGAATCATGTAGTCCAATTGTTCATCCAAATGAGATTGTTGTTCCGATGTAAATAAGCCGTAGTTATGTTCGGTATTATGAATATCCATTAGCCACAACCCCTTCTTTGCTTTCACAAAGTCAAACGGAATGGCAAGGTTGTTTGCAATAGCGTGTAATTCATTATATTCCAACATATGGACGCTGTGTGTAGAAGAATCTTGATGAATCGGTCCGTCCATATTGTGTAGGTCATACGAGCTAACAAAATCCCAATGTTGGTTTTTCTTGTACATGTCATCACCGCATTTTTTTAACTCAGAATTAAAGTTTTGTTTTAAAGAAGCCGGAGTCATCACAATGACAGGTTTATTCGATTTCATACCTTCAGCAATTGCAATAGAAGTACACGTTTTTCCACTACCTAACCCGTGGTATAATAATAATCCACGATAAGGAGAATACAGGTTCAAGTATTCACGTACAATTTTTTGATGAGTAAGTAAATCAAATTCGGTGGAATTTTGTGTGGTAGAACAGGATATACTGTCATTTGCATTGATAATCTCTTCGCGGTATTTGCTGAATAAAGGGTTCAGTTTAGAAATATACATTTTTCGATTTTCCAAATAATAAGGGGACACTGGAATATCGATTTTCTCTCTTTCCGTAGGAATACGCAATGAAACAGGTGCGCCTTGAATTTGGATTTCATCCATAGAAACGGGATCCAATGTAGTATCTTCTTCAATAGGTGAATCTATATTCGAGTCAATCATATCCAATACAATTTTGTCCTTGTTAATTGGTTGTGCGTCTTTCTTTGTAAATATAGGTTCGGTTTCGTCATCCGTTTCGATTTCAGCATCGGATGCTTCCAAGGTCTCTTTGTCCTCTTTGTTATTCATAATTTTTTCGGAGACATCTACTTCTTCTTCTTTATCAACACTTCTTCTTTCCTCAACAACCTCTTGTCGTGTATCATCAGGAGACCCATCAAATACAATCGTTTCATCCCGTTTTTTTGTCACGATAAGTTGGTCTTCATCATCATCATCCTCTTCATCAAAATCACCTTCAGTGTCATCAGTAAGGGTCTCTTCTATTTTGGAGGCATATTTTGGCGAAAGCATTATGTTGGGGTTCTCAACAACTTGTATTTCACGTGGTTTGTCCAACGAAGGCATCATATAGGAAGGCACATTCGGGGTGGCTTGTACGGTTTTCTTTTCAGCAATACCTACAACCTTTGCCTTTTTTTTATTCATTTTTTCCAACAGTAAATTGCGGTCAATCATGTTATATTTTTCAGATTTACGAATAGCGTGTATTTTGGGTTCTTTATCAATGCGTGTAGGTTCGGCTTTGGTTTCCATAACGGACGCGTCTGGATAATGTTGTTTAAATCCCGGTTTATATTGGATTGTTTCCCTTTGAACGGGTGTTTTTCGTTGCACAGGAAATAATTTTTCTATGTTACTAATTTTGTCCATTTTATCTATACAATAATTGTATAAAAAAATACAAGTATTACCGCAATATAATGAAACATAAAAAAATATAACTGAATAATGACGTATGATATAAGTAATTACCTAAACAATGCTTTAAAATGGACGCAATACACGAATTGCATTTTCGCACGCAATTTGTTCGGCTTTTTTTTTAATTTTATGGATGCCTTCACCTAAGAATACAAATACAGAGTTATGTTTCGACATATGTAAATGTATATCTTGGTAACTCTTGAAGTGTGAAAGAGGAATAGCCCTATCGGGGGTAACTTCGTGAATCGGAATACCCAAACATAAGTATACCCCCATATGATACCCATTATCAACATCGTGGTGTTCGACTTCTAAGTAGTCAGGTGTGACTTTGAATTCTTTTTGTATTTTTACTTGTAAGATATTTTTGTAATTGTCATCATTACGGATAAGCTCAATCCAATTAACGTGGTTTTCGAAGACCTTTTCTACAAATACTTGTACCATCTGGAAACCAGGTCCGGTAATGAATAAATTGGAAAACCATTCATCGTCATCGTGTATAGAAAGCTTGTTAAAATCCAAGAACATGGCTCCAATAAAGGCTTCAAACAAACAACCCAGTTTTTTTAAATTGGTTCGGGTTTGTTTCGATTCAGCGTGTTTCGACAGAACATACCATTTATGGAGTCCCATTTCGTAAGCCATTTTACCGATGGACTCATTTTTCACCAATGCAATTTTCTTTTCGGTCATAAATCCTTCATTTTCTTTCGGGAATCGTCTATACAGATAATATTTAGTAATACATTCTAATATGCCGTCTCCTACAAACTCCAACCGTTCATTTGACTTTGTATACAATGGCAAACAATTAGCAGGTTGTTCTTGAATAAGGATATTGTTTTCAATGTTTTCTAATTTAGGTCTTTTTGTATAGGATTGATGAATAAAGGCACGCTTGTATAGGTTATAATTGTAAATGGTAGTATCTACACCGTACCTTTTTAGAATATCTTTAATTTCATTGTCAGTAATCAATTTATTTAGGGGGTTATATGGGTCAAACAAATAAACATCTTCACCATTTTCGGTTTGCTGTAAAACAATATCGTCGTCTTGATTGATTTTTTCCATTCGTTTAAAGAATAAGGGGTTGTATAGATATATAGAACATATACACAATCAATTTTATATGGATTGCAAAAAAAATTTGTAATAAGAAAAAGATATATATTTAGTATATATATAATGGTATTAAGCGGAACTAAAAAGACAAGCAGTTTATCTTCTATTGTGAACCAGAATCAAGGAGGTGGAAACAAAAAGGCTGGTCTTCCAGAACAAGTAGGAAGAACTTCTTGGGAATCCATCCACATGAGAAAGACTTCTCAAAGAATGGCTGTTTTGACTATGCCTCTAACCACTACCACTCGTATTTCGAGACCGGTTGGTATTCGTCCAAGTGCTTATTAATTTAGCAAGGTGATAGTTAATTGAATTGGTTTAAAAATATAATAAATAGAGTGAAGGTCTCTATTTATTATATGCGCGTTATTATTGATATACGCGAAAGAGATTTGTATGCTGAATGTGAAACATTGTTGAATGGATTAACAAAGGGAACCTCGATAACATTGGAAAGAGACCAATTGGCCCTGGGAGATATATTATTGACAAGTGACAGTGGACAACGTTTAGCATTGATTGAACGAAAAACGTTTCCTGATATGATGGCATCGATTAAAGACAATCGTTACAAGGAGCAATCACATCGACTATTACATTTACAAGAATACCCCCCTCATTCTATTTTTTATTTATTGGAAGGAGGGTTCCATCAAGTTTATTCATCTGTAGAGAAGAAAATATTGTATTCATCCATCGCGTCGCTACAAATGTTCAAAGGATTTAGCGTATTTCGTACAATCTCATTAACAGAAACTGCGGAATGGATAATAAGTTTAGCCAATAAGATGGATACAAACATAGGAAAACAAATTAAACCTTATTTTTTGACACCAAGTTACCTACATTCGCAACAACCAATCGTACCTACAAATGAAATAGGGGCAGAAGAACATACTCTCCAACCGCAGTCACATCCAACCGACTATGTACAAGTGGTTAAGAAGGTAAAAAAAGACAATATTTGTAGGGAAAATATCGGAGAAATTATGCTTTCACAGATACCAGGCATTAGTAGCAACACGGCAATAGGTATTATGAAATACTTCGATTCGTTCCCAGATATGATTCATAAAATAAATGAGAATCCTTCGTTACTGGATGAAATAATGCTGGAAACCAATGGTAAAAAGCGGAAGCTGGGAAAGAATTGCACGCAAAACATTCGTACGTTTTTACAATTATGACCCAATCACGCATAGTTAATCTGCATAGCGTTGTTTCAAAGTAGTGTTCCACACGTATTCTCCGAGTAACACCAGGAAATTTCCACATAACATAATTACCTTGAACAACAATTGGTCATTCAATTCAATGGTTGTTTTTATGAATTCGCATAGAGCACGTAATTCACCGAATAAAGTATGGATAGCTGCAATACGACGGATACTTACGTTCTTCCTTGTGCTACAATGCATGTAGATTTCTTCTTCTAAGTCCCACTTATAAGTATTTTTAACGTGTTTGTCTACACAGTCAACATATGGAATATAGTAATTATTTACTTTGATTTCTTCTCTACATAAACAATCGTATGAAGAAGAAAATTGTGTATGTTTGATAAGACCACAGCTGTTATTGCGTGCACAATAATATTTATCTAAGAACAAGTCTACGGGGGCACTACATAGTTTCATAAAACCAATATTATTAGTAAGGAAGTGGTCAATCTTATACAAGCATTCAGTTAATTTATCATCATAACTATTTAAGAAGGAGAGTATATCTTCTTCAGTGTGACCTATGCTGACGACACTGTTTTCTTCTTCCAATTGTTCAAGTAATAATCCAATAATGTTGTCACAATATTCATTGATTGTGTTAAGTTCTCCAACAAATTCAATATACCTGAACTTGTATTGCTGATTGTTTCGTAAACTATTGAGGTAGAACATAAAGTAATCTGTAACAGATTTTTCTGGTACTTTTGTATTATTAAGCCATTTAGATTTCTGTTCGTCGGTATAATAATCACTAACTGAATTACGATCAGATACATCTTTTAATATTGAGCGAAATGTTGAACGTCCTCTTATAAGGGACTTAGTTAGTTTTTGTTCTGGGTAACTTGTATATTTCACAGTGGAACTTGCTAAATTTGAGGTTCGAACTTTCAACGAAAACGGCATATCGTTAAGTCCATTTTCAATATCACTTTTAAACGCATAATTTTTGATTGTATTATTGTATATAGAATCATTAGTACCGGTGCTATTACTATTAAGAGAAATATCAATATCAATATCTTGTGAATCAGTTATACCGTGGTGTTCTGGTGGTTCATTATTGCTACTGTCAACAGTAATATCTACATTATTGTTACTAATGTCGGTATTTGAGTTCATTTATAATATAGACATAAAAAAACAATATCTTATATGTATACCTACAAACATAATGAATTCATTATCAAAACCAATAAGAAGGAGAAGTAGTAGTACATCTTCTATGTCATCATTACTATCGTGTCCGTTCTCTTCATCTACATCGAGTGAATTTGGTAATGAAAGTGAGAATATTACATTATCAAATAAAATAGTATGTCGTCGTCGTTCAAAAGATAAACCATTACAAGAACCATTGGCACGCACACCTACTCCAACTCGCTTTCTACAAATATTAGAACAAAATAGAAGCTATATTAGCGAGTTATTTAGAGAACATCAACCGGGGGTTGAAAATTGCTTGGTAAGGAAGGATAAAAAGAAGTCTTGGGAGTTGAAAGAACCGGACGCGTAACAATATTTCCATCATATTTACCTGTTTGAACTGATTTCCGGGTATGCGTTACACCACCCCAATTAGGGTCCATCGAATTATCACTAATTGGGTCTGTTTCAGTTGAATAATGGATCGCGTCCAGTTCAGTGAACACACCTACATATTGTCCGTGTGGGTCAAACCCCGGGAAGTTGTCAGCGTTGTATGGTGGTTGGTCTCTGGAAGCATCTGCATAATCTTCCATGGAAATAAACATCTGGCTTTGTTGTTCTTTGGATACACCTCCCTCCAATTCAAATGGACTTGGACGAACACGGTAAACTGGATTGTTTTGAGCGTCGTATTCTTGTTGTAAATATAATACAGGACAATCATTACCTTGTTGTTTTTGTTCGTTGTAGTACTGGATATATTCGTCTAAACTATAAAACACCATAGGGTTTACATTAGGATTTTCGGGTTCGTTCGAATTATACATTAATAATGTATTTCCGCGTTGTAATAACATAGTGGGACAAGTAGTAATCGGTTCGTATAATGGTTTATTAAAATCGTGTTTTGTGTTTAAAATAACTGAAACGCCTATTAGGAATACAATAATAAGGAGTAATATAAATGCGAATCTTAGTTTAGTCATATTATATGTTTATATATAGTCATGTGAAAAAATCTGTTGGTAATATATAATGGATTTCGTTAATAATATTCAAGAATCACATACAAATTACAATGAACCGAGTGTAGTATTGATTTATGCTGATTGGTGCCCTCACTGTCAAGTAATGGAACCAGAATGGAATGAGGCTACGAATGAAATGGAAAAAAGTGCAAACGTAATCAAAGTTGAAAGCGACCAATTACCACAATACCAAGACATGTTAACAACCCATAACGCACATCATAATGGATTCCCTACTATTTACGCGTTCCAACCAGGAAAACAACCAATATACTATGGTGGTGAGAGGACTAAACCCGGTTTTATCTCTTGGGTAAATAGCATATTTTCATCTGCCAAGAAGAAGAAGACTGCTGCCAAGAAGTCAGGTGGTTACATCAAAAATCAAGTTCAAAGTTCAAAGACAAAGACAAAAAAGAAGAAGAAAGGTACAAAGAAGTCGGGTGGTTACATTAAAGATCAAGTCCAAACTCCAAGTTCAAAGACAAATAAGAAGAAGAAGAAGAAGAATAAGAAGAAGAAGAAGAAGGATGAATAATTTATCAAAGTCGGGAAAATACAATTGAATGATTTTACGTAAAAATTGATGCGTAAAATCACTTACAGACAATATAACAACAATTAACAATGAGTACTTCAAATGAACCGGTTGTAACTAAAAAGAAGGTTACAAAAAAGAAAGTAGTAGCAAAAAAGGATGACCTTATCGTATGTGAGGAACTAACTGTCTCTAAAAAGCCTGTGAAGAAAAAATTAAAAAAAGTAAAACCGCCAAAAAATGTAATTGCTATGAATGAAGATATTACACAGGAACTGGAAGAGCAATTGTCACCGAAAGAACCCCAATCCAATGATGAACTTTCATTTCGTTTATTAGATTACAATGTCTTTGATAGTGACGATAGTTTGGAAGACAAGAAGTTTATGATTCGGATGTTTGGAATAAATGAGAAGGGCGAAACGTTATGCGCAAACGTAGAAAACTTCAAACCGTTCTTTTATGTGAAAATCCAAGATGATTGGAATAGCAATGTAGTGAATGAATGGGTATATAAAGACATTAAACCGGGTATGGGTGCATTATATCCCCAACTTGAATATGAAATCGTGAAACACAAACAATTATATGGATTTACGGGTGGTAAGCAGTTTAAGTTTATCAAGTTTCAATTTGATAGTGTAATGGCGTATAACCGTTTGAAAAACTTGTGGTTTCAGTATGTAGATGTAAATACAAAAGAACAATCAAAAGATACATCAAACGAAAAGAAGCAAGTGAATGAAAAAGGGAAGAACCCAGCGAAAAAAACAGATAAGAAGCCAGATAGGATTCGCAAACGGATAAATTTGGTGCATAAAGGTTACGAAATAGAACTATATGAATCTAATATTCCGCCTTTGTTACGGTATTTTCATGTGAATAAAATAAGTCCGACCGGATGGATAACAATGAACAAGAAGCAAATTCTCATCTATGGGGATGAAGAGAAGAAAAGTAGTTGTACTGTAGAGTGTACGGCACCGGTGGAAGCAATCCGCGCAGACCCAATAAAGGAAACGCGTGTTCCATATAAGATATGTAGTTTTGATATTGAG